ACGTAATGCATCCAACGGTAAAAATTGCGTAGTAAATAGGTAGCATGATTATTTATATTTATCTATATCTTGAATTTGTTTAATGTCAAATGGCCTAATATGGTTGTATTGGATTAGGTCGCAAATACAATCCTGGAATAATTGCGGTTCCATTTCTTTTAAGGCCCGTAAATTTACCCGTTGAATACTTGAATTGTCTTCATCGGCATGAATGTAAATCCATTTTTGTAATTGATAATTAAATTGGTCCGCTAACATTATACTAATGTCGCGGCTTTCGTAAAACCCTACAAAGGGCCACGATGCAATCCGTGTGTGAACACTTAAAATATCTATTTCCATACCACAATACTAATACATTATTTTGAATTTGCAAAACACAATACATAAATATTTTCAATATGTGGTATTTGGTTGGGTTGATTTAAAGCGTTTTAAGGGCTTCGATTAGTTCGGGTTGGGGGAATACGTCGAATTTATCAGCGCGTACGCTACAATGCGTAAAAACGCCATTCTCGCCCTTCAATGCACGGGGTGTTATGTCCCATATATCCGAATTATACGTTATATCGATGTCGTAACGCTCATTCCATAATTTTAAAAGGTCGCAAACGCTTTGTATTTGGGCTTCGGTGTATGAATGGTAATGCTTAAAACCTCGGTGGGCTTTCTTTAATGTGGTTACTTCGTCAACCTCACCGCCGACGTAATTATAAAATTTGTCCTTTTTCTTGGTCAATTGCCCCCACGCGATTAACTCGATGCCTATACTCACTTTATCCAGGTTCCTATACGTTAACCCCTCGGCTTTAAAATGGCGGTTGGCTAGTCCTAAATGGTATGCCCAATATTTAGAACTAAAACCTTGTTTAATGGTCCCGTCACGATCGATAATAACGCAAGTAGCAACACGCGGTTTATCACTTCCCCACCATCTATAAACGTCTTGGCCTTGCCCCGTACCCGCCGTGTGGTGTAAATACACTTGGGATTTGGGGGATACCTGGCGGTAATAATCCTTAAATGCTACTTGTTTAATATTCATTTCTTCTTTACAAAGGTGTTATAATGAAACATCGATGCCCAAGTCCATAACGAGGCGTATCCGATATTTATAAGTATTTCGGGGATCGGTGGGTATTGAGCCGAAAGAACGTTATACAACGCCCCTAATGCTGGAATTGCCAAGCCCACGCGTAACATGGCTTGTTCGATCAAGTTTAGTTTAGCCAATGCCTTAACATCACGCCCAAACACGAAGATGTAAAACAACGTCGCATTTACACATATTAAAAGGTTGGCAAGTTCGTTAATTATCTGCATCTATTTTTTCTTTAAAGAAACGTTTTGCCACCGCCTCAACTCCTTTTAAACCAAGAAACCCAAGAATAAAAGCGACACCATTTTGGTAGTTAGTTTCGGATATAGACAAAGCCGAACATACAACGGGTGTGATGTAGTTAGCACTTGCAACGCCCGTAATTATTGCAAAGAATGTTTGCTTAATGTTTTGGGCCGAACCCTTACCGAGCAATAACAACGAGCCAAAAAGCCCCGCTATTGATTGCATTATATTGATTCCGATTTCGTCAAGAAAGGTTTTCATAATTCTTCGTGTGGTGTGATGGTTATATCAGTAGGTTCACCCAATACCGCTTCCAATCCTTCAACGTGACGGATATAATAAAAGCCGTCAAGTTCTGAATAGTTGTAGTTTACCCAATAAATGGTCGTATCTCCTGGATTAATTGGATAACCTTTGTAATCGGCAGCTTGTTTTCTTGCGTCGATTGCTTCTTGTTCTGTGTTATATGTATATCCTTGCATTAGTATATAGAGTAAAAATCGTTAATGTTAGTTTCGATGCCTGTGCGGTTTGAGGATTGGTCGGAAGAATACAAAATCGCTTCTTGTAATTTACCATTTAAATATAAATCAGAATTACCTTTACCACCACCTAAAAATAAATATTGGTTACTTGTAGTTATACCATTATGCGTAGTATTACCAATTGAGTTATTATTCGCAAACAAATACATTGTACTACCATCTGTAACTCCGCTTAATAAAACCTGATTCAAATATTCGGTATTTGTTTTTACACTATAAGATGTCCCTAAGGAATCTCTTAAAACATACTCTAAACCATTGTCTGATGGCTCTGAACCAAATATTGAGCCTATATATCCTAAATACCAACGTCTTGTTGAACCTGCTTCCCATTGGTTAAAAACTAATGCGTATTTATTATCATTGTTTTTCTTACTTACAACAAATGGATTTGCAATAGTTGGATTTATCAAAGTAGTTGTTTCTAAAATAGTATTACTACCATCAAACTGTACCGCAGGTTTCCCGTTTTCCGTTATCACACTTCCACTACTAACAATTTGCGGTTGGTCTGATGCAGTCGTTTGAGTTGCATCTCTACCGTTTCCGCTTTGGTCGTACCACTTTGTAACAAATCCATTTGTACCACTACAGAACGATTCTAAAGCATCCACATTTAACGAACCATCATATTTAGCGTAGATGTCTTGTGTTGCATTATCCGATGCTCTACGCACTTCTACTAATGGACCCGTATATGAACTGCTTAATGCTCTTAATGAGTAAGCCGCAGCACTACCACTATATGTATCTAATAGGCTTGTTTGACTGCCATCCCAATACATATTATAGTTAGCGTTTATGTTAGTTTCTATGCCCGTGCGGTTAGAGGATTGGTCGGAGTTGTAGAATACTAATTCTTGAATTACTCCATTCAAATATGAAGTCGTCGTATTATTACCTATAAATAGGTCAGTAGTTGCCGTATTGATAACCGCAGATGCAGAAGATGTACTTGTTTGAAGATTAGAATTTAAATAAAAATCCACATCAGTCACGTTAGTTCCAAGCGATTGCAAAACACTTAATGATTGACTCGTTTGTGGTGAATTTGCCCAAAATTTATTACCTCCATTTACGCCTACTACACTATGGGATGCGTGTGACCAATAAGCCCCAGTTGCACTAAAATCACCATAAGAGTATAAAATATCCGTACTTGTATTGGCTTTAAGAACATGAAAATATGTTCTATTGGAAGTACCAACTGCAAAAGTATTTATACTCCTTAATAAATCATTACTTCCATCAAACTGTACCGCAGGTTTACCATTCTCAGTTATCACACTACCACTACTAACAATCTGCGGCTGAGCAGATGCAGAGGTTTGCGTTGCATCGTTACCATTTCCACTTTGGTCGTACCAAGTTGTGACATAAGCATCCAATCCACCCGTACAATATCCCTCAAGAGTTGTAACGTCTAACTCACCATTAACAAAACCTATGTCATAAGTAGGTTGCCCCGTTGTGTCTATTCTTACCTCAATAGCATTTGTTACGCCACTTTTTAACTGACGCAAGGAATAAGCAGCAGCCGCACCCGTGTAGGTGTCGAGTAAGCCCGTGAATGAAGACCACACCTCCGTACTTCCAATGTAAACCTTACTTACATCGGTTGAGCCAATCTTAACCGCACTTATATCTGAACTCCCTAACTTCATATAATAAAGTAAATCGTAGTCGCTGATGGTGTTAATGCGTCATATTCCGCTTGTGTGACCGCAGATAAAGCGTTGATGTCGTAAGTTGTACCGTCTGACTTGGCTATTTTTGCATCAACTTGCGTTTGTATTGCACTGGTAACCCCATCCAAATAACCTAACTCGGTAGATGTAACATCACTTACTGCAACCTTTCCGCTGCCATCAGAAACCAACGCCCTTGATGCCGTGAGGTCTGCATCGTCTATTGTTGTAGCCGCCCCCGTGATTGTTGCTTGTTTGCCGTTTAATTGGGTTTGTGCGTCACTTGTTAAACCACCGATATATTGAAACTCCGTATTGGTTACGCTTCCGTCTGCTATTTTTGTAGCGTCTATTGCACTTGGTAAATCTGTAGCCGTAAGATCGGCCCCCGCAGTTACTAAACCTTTAGAATCGTAAGTTATTTTAGTTTTGGTCGCTCCAGTAATTGCCGCGTTTTCGTCTACTTTGGCATCTAATGCACTTTGTAAGTCGGTTTGGCTTGATAGTGTACCCGTTATTGAACCCCAAGCCGCACTTGCCGATATGCTAATATCACCGCTCCCAAGTAATGATTGCGAATTAACCGTTTTAATATTGGTTCCCGAAACTAAAGTTTCTTGTACGCTTACATCCCCGCTCCCTACTAAAGACGTAGAGTTAACGGTCTTTATATTAGTTCCACTTACTAAAGTGGCTTGTTTTGCGTCTAATGCGTTTTGTAGGTCCGTTTGATTGCTCAAGGTACCTCCAATGTCGCCCCAATCCGTAGAACCTCCCGAAATAGTAATATCCCCACTTCCTAAAATAGAGGTGGAATTAATTGTTTTTATATTGGTGCCACTTACTAAGGTTTCTTGAACTGTAACGGCCCCCGTACTACCATTAACGCTTTGTACTGGGCTTTGCGCTTTTACCTGGCTTATGGTTATCTTTTTTGTTTCGTCCGCGTCAACGTCCACAATCGGCAATACGTCCGTATCTACAATGGTGGTTATGGCGGTTAAATCGGTTATTTTCTTATCGGGCATATTTAATTAACGTTTTAACTTTCACTTGTTCGTATAATTGGGCCTATTCCTTGCGCCCATAAACTACCATCGCAACATTTTACGGAGTATGTATTTTTATCCTTACATAAACATCCACGCTTGGACCCCTTGGGTGCGCTTCTCGATGGTGTCTTTATTTTTTTATTATCCATATTACTAAAATTAAACCCGCAACAATCCAACCCCAATAACTCGGTTTTGCCTCAACTACTGGCGTTACCACTTTTTGCGTGATTCGTACCGTGTCCCCTTTAAGTGTTTGCACAACCCTAAAAGTATCGAAATAGCGATATACAACAGTGCTAACGTGTTCATTTTCGATTTTAATGGTATCTATTGCCTTGGTTACTAAAGTGTCCGTATATCGCACCGAATCGCGTATAATCAATGTATCCTTTTCGACTATAATTTTTTCGGTTATGATATTAGGGTTCTTTTTCAATGCTTGTTTTACGTGCCATTGTGCCGAGCATGAAGAAAAAAAAGCCGCTATAAATATAACTTTGGCTATCCCCTTAAATAATGGGTTGGCCTTGGGTTGCTTTTTCTTTAAATCCGCATACACTTTAGCCAATTTTTTAACCTTATCGGGCTTAGGTGCGTATGGTTTTACAGATTCCAATTGGTGTAATTACTTGGGTTATGGTCGGGATACATTCCGCTTTCTTGATCGGCCGAATATTCGGGGAATAAAGACGGGAAATAATTTAAATAATCCACCGCTTTGGTTCGGTACGTTTCGGCAATATCGCGTTGGCGTTTTACCAATGTATCTAATTCATCCTTGGCGGGTAAATTAGTGCCTTCGGGTGTATTCCTTAAAATCCCCGCGTTGCTAACCTCATACCCATGAAATAGCATAAAGTCGGCCATCGCATAATGAATTAACATCGGTTGTAAATACTGGCTTACCAAAGTCAAATAATCGCCCGTTAGCGTATCGCCTTGCACATCCGTTAAAATCTTACGGTACAACTTGGTACCGCATATTTCTTGGATTTGGATGTCTTGCGCTATCTTAACAAATGGCGTTATTTTATCAATGTCCACATTCCCCTGTAACTGCGTGTACTTGAAAAGGTGGTCTTTTGTGATTAATAATACGTTGTCGTTGGTGTACATTTTAATTTAATCTCCCTTGGTTTGGCATATTAATGGGCTTCGTACTCGCTTGGTCCCATCCTGGTGGGTCAAATGGTACGCCTTCCCTATCTGCGCTTTGGTTAGATACTCTTTTATAGTTTTCCTCAATTTCGCGGATTCTCGCGCTCTTTTCTTCGGGTGTTAATGGTATATATTTACCGCCCTTTTCACGTTTACGCACGTAGGTTAAACGGTACCAATTATGGTGGCAATTAACCCCGCCTTTAAACTTCCATATTGAATAGGTCGATTTACCCTTTGGTGCAAATTGTCCGTTAATACCTTGTTCACCAATTTGGGTTATGTCCTCTCTAC